TATCTGCAAATACTGCGATTTATGGAAACATAAGTTCCATCCAACTTACAAGTGGTGCAGTTATAGCGTACAACATTTAATGGCACTTACACTTGACATCAATCTAAGCGTAGGACGCGCAACGACCTCGTCAGGAGTACCATCACCTAACCTAGTCATACTTACACAGGCAGGTGCGTTCATGCAGACCGAGGATGGTAAGTATTTAGAATTTGAATTTTAACCCAATTAGAAAATGGCAAATAAAAAGATAACCGCACTTCCAGAACTATCTGCCGGAGATAGAGCAACCACTGATGTCTTACCAATTGTTGACATCAGCGGAACTGCAACAACCAAGAAGATAACTGTTGCTAACTTAGTATCTGCCACAAGTGCAGGTTCACTATCAAGCTACGATTTTAGTGGTAATGCAATATCTGGCTTTGACGCTAGTATAAACGACCAAACAGGAACTGCATACACTTTATTAGCTGGAGATAATGGTAAGGTAGTAGTCCTTAATAACGGATCAGCAGTAACTGTAACTGTACCTAGTGGATTGGGTGCTGGGTTTAATTGTTCGTTCGTTCAGAAAGGTGCAGGTCAAGTTAGCTTTAGTGCTTCAGGTACTACTATCTACAACAGACAATCCCACACAAAAATCAATGGTCAGTACGGAGTAGCTAGTTTAGTAGCTTATGCTGCTAACACCTTTGTTTTAGCTGGAGACACCGCTTCCTAAGAATGTTCGTTCTTCCTACATTTGCTTTTGGAGTAGTAGCTAGTCCTACTGTACCTCCTGAGACTTTTGATACTGCTACCCTTGAGAACGGACAGACTGCTACTAGTAACTCTAACACTCTAACTTTTACAGTTAATCCATCTGCCGCAATAGGTGCTTCTAGTACCATTTCAATAGCTGGACTTACAGGGTCACAAACATCCGACAATGGTTCTTTAACAGTTGGAGGTGCTGGTGCGGCAATCTTTGGTTCGAGTGGATCATGGACTCAGTCAAATGGTACTTTAGTTCTTACAGTTGCTAGCGGTCAAAGCATACCAACAGGTTCAGACACAGTAATTACATTTACTCTTACTAATCCATCCTCAGCAGATGCTGGAGTCACAGGAATTACTTTAGCTTCTAGTGGATTTACAACTGCAAACATAAGCGGAACATTCTTAAATGCAGTAGCTATATTTAATGTAACTACTAGAAACACTGAAGCTAACATTAAAGCAAGCACACCTACTAATCCAGCAGGGGAAGTTAACATCGCATTTGGCACTGATACCTATGATTTTTATATCTACGATGCAAGTGCGTGGTACATTTATAACAACGATTCTTAATAGCTATGCCAACTACAATTCCAACAACAACTTCATCCACTCGTCCAGGTAGTCCCTCGACAGGTGATGCTTACTTTGAAACCGACACAAAAAGTTACATCATTTATGATGGTTCTAGTTGGCGTGTGTACAATTACGATAGTGCTTCGGGATGGACAGGTCTGAACAGATATGCTTTAGATTTCGATGGGGTGGATGACAATATGAGTGTTCCGTCAACTGCTGATTTCGCATTTGGGACATCAGGATTTTCAATTTCCTTTTGGTTTAAGCCTGACGGTACTAATTCGGGAACTAAAAATATATTCGACATGAGGGGATCTGGGGTGACTGAAGTGCCTTCCCTTTGGGTCAGTAGCGGAGGTGCTGGGTCAGATATTAAGTATTATGCGAGTGGGAGTTACTTAGCTCAAAACTTAAATGTTACAATAAACTCAGGGAGTTGGTATCACATATTAATAACAAATGATGGTTCTACGACTGATATATTTTTAAATGGAAATTCATCAGCCATAGCTACTGGATCGGATACTACTAACTATGAGGCTTGCGGTTTAACTTTAGGTAAATATTTTGGAAATAATAGTTATTCTTTTTCAGGTTCAATTGATGAATTTGCTATTTTCGGTAGTGATCAGACCTCTAATTTATCGACTATTTATAACAGCGGAGTCCCTGGTAACTTAACCTCTTTAAATCCTCTTGCTTGGTGGAGGTGTGGAGATGGGGATGAAGGGGGTAGTGGTACAACTATTTACGATAATTCGAGTAACAGTCATAACGGCACATTAAACAACGGAGCAAGTATAGTCGCAATCGGAAGTGGGGAAAGTATTTATGCCTAGAAAATATGTAATAATTAATTCATCTGAAGTTTCGAGTATAGACTTCGATCTAGTTTTAGAAAACTCACCTTCGACTTTAGGGTACTCTTTGGACGGCACTAAGACATTTGTTAAGTTTGAGGGTGACACTCCTAGTTTCTTAATAGGTAAACAGCAGTACACAAGGGAAGAGATGATTAACATCTTGAGTGGCCCTGAGTGGGTTGATCCTGACCCTGAGTAATGTCTACTGACGAAAAAGATGCGATAGGCGAGAGTTCAGTTGTGAAGGCCAATGTTGCTTTCATGTTGAAAACTATTTCTGCCGTGGCTCTTGCCACATATAGTTTCGTTACGATTAAGTCCGATATAGATGACCTTCGTAACGAGAATGTCAGGTTGCACCACGAGGTCGATATGAACAGTGAGTTCAGAGTCAAATGGCCAAGGGGAGAGTTAGGTGCATTACCAGATGATGCCGAGCAGAACATGAGACTTTTATTCCTAGAGAAACAAGCATTAAAACAAGACGAATTACTTGAGCAGTTAAGGTACGGGGGAGCAAGGTGACATGGAAGTTAGCCACTATATGTTTGCTGGCCTTGGGGTTGCACTATCAATCCTCGCATTCTTTATCAAAAGAAACAAGTGGGAGATTGACGACATGAAGGATCGAGTTCGTCAATTAGAGATATCAAACGCTGGGCAGATTAAGGACATTAATCACCTTGATAAATTATCCGAGGACAGGCGTGAGGATATAAAAAAGTTATTCGAGAAGATGGAGGCTAAATGAAATGTTTGAACTCCTTACATTATTTCTTACAGGAGGTGGTTCTGCGGCAATGGGAAGTATTCTTAAAGGCGTGTTTGGTGCGATTACAGATGCTCGTTCGCAGAAGCATGAAATGGAGATGGCAAGGGAATGTAGGAATAATGAATTTGCTATGCAGTTCCAGGCATCACTCAATAGTGGTGCTAGTGGAGCTTTTACTCGTGCTACTAGGCGTATGTTGGCTCTTATTGGGATGTTCACACTCTCGTTCATTACCTGTATCACCACCATCTACCCCTCAGTTCCGCTCGTCAGTACAACAAACATTACAGGAGAGGGGAGGAAAGAATTTCTATTCGGACTCCTCAGTTTTCCAGCAGAGCAAGCCCCTTTGGTTGTTACAACAGGACATATCGCACTCTTCGAAGCAACAGTAGTGCTACCCTTAATCATAGGATTTTACTTTACACCAGGAGGCCGTAGATGATGGTTGACCGAGTTTCAGTTTTAGGAATGTCAGGCACAGCAGCAACCTTTGGATTGTCAACAATTGATACATTCCTTGGCATTGCAGTTGGTGCGGTCACCCTAGTTTACATGTCTATAAAGCTATACCAAGAAATTAAGAAGAAGTAATGGCAAGGTATCGTACAACAGGCAGATTGGATGACCAAGTTCTACAAGACGGAGATCGTGGATTTCGTGGTGTAAACTCATACCTTGAACCTACTAGCTTAGAATCTGGATTTGTACAAACTAGCGAGAATATGCGCTTGTCAGGTGACCTAGCAGAAGTACGCAAGGGTATAGACTTCTTAGCAGGCGCAGTTACACTTAGCTACAATGGTACAAATGAGATGGTCTTTGCATCCACGCTCTACTCTGATCCGGCAACAGGAAATGAATATGTGGTAGTTGCCACCAAGGATAAAGTAATACTATGGAATGATGCTAACAACTCAGGCATAGATATTGATTATCCAGGCAGTGAAGTTGTGGCCACGGCAGATGGCGCGAGCTTCGTACAGGCATTAGAAAAACTCATATTGTTTCGTGGTAAGAATAAGACACCACTTGAATGGGATGGAGATGTAAGCAATGACTTTGTGGTAAAAGCAAATGGAAGTCCAGGTGCAGGGCGCATACAATGTCCAAACACAGATTATGGTGTATTCTTTCGCAATCGCTTAATCATCCCGCAACCCACAGATAGTAACTATACAGTCTTAATGTCTGACTTGTTGGACACAGATAATTACTACGCTGCTGAATCACAATTTAGAATAAATAAAGGAAGTGCAGATTTTCTTGTAGGCTTTTTTCCTTACCAAGAAGATCAGTTAATCGTGTTTATGCGTAATAGCATTCATATGATTAACAATGTTGCGACAACTTCCGCATCTAATACCTACGAGATTACCCGTCAGCATGGATGTGTGGCACGCAAGTCAATCGCACAGTCTGGCCCACAAACATTCTTCCTGTCAGATAATGGGGTCATCGTCCTGTCACCAGGTACAGATCCTGCCAAGGGACTTGGGGTAGCTATTAGTAAAGTAAGTGGTGAAACCATACCCATGACTCGACCCATACAAGATCAATTTGATGAGGTTAACTTTGCACATGCAGATAAGTCATGCGGAATCGTGTATGACAACGCTTACTATCTAGCAGTACCTACAGGTAGTTCAACAGTACCTAATAAAATCTTTATCTTCTCACTGCTTACATCCACATGGACAAGTGTAGATTCCTACCCAGCAATGGCAGGCAGCTTGGCATTTCATGTAGATGACTTTGTGATTTGCTCGCACGGATCTAACCCAACGAGACGCAGACTATTCGCATGTAACGACACAGGTTGGTATCTCATGGAAGAAAACTCCATAGATGATAGCGGACGCAAGATAGGTAGTACAAGTGAGTCAGGCACAACTGCAATTGCAGGTAAGCTAGTATCTCGCTCCTTCACCTTTGGAGACATTAGCGTGAAGAGTTGGAAGCGTGGACAGGTTGGTGCAAACACAGTTAATGCAGATGCATTTAATATTAAGGTCAACACGCTAGACCCGGATGCAAGTACAACAGTATTAAGCCACACAGCAGATGGCACGGAAGAAGCACTCTTCCGCTTTGGTACGGGTCGTACCCGTGGATATGGGGCGAACATTGAGATTAATGTCACAGCAGGCAGACCGAGTTTTAGACATCTAAGTTTGGAAGCAATAGGAGTCGGAGCAAATGCACGTAGAGAGGTGGCATAATGGCGATTACGTGTACGGTCACTCGTGGATTTACTTTCGCAACAGGCGTGGATTTAAGTTCAGCGAACCTAAACGAGTTGGGCGAGCCAACAGTTACAGTTCCAAGCGTAACCGATACAACAGTAGTGCTAAAGAGTTTTGCTGTTGCGGATCTGCCAAGTGCTGGAACTGCGGGCAAAGTGGTCTACTGTACAAATGGGGATGGTGGCAGTCCATGCCTAGCATTAGACAATGGATCAGCATGGTTAAGAATAAACTTAGGTGCAGCAGTAAGTGCAACTGACGCAGAGGAATATATAATCGCAGAATAATATATATGAGCAGAATACCTACATTAAGAAAAATCAATGACCCTAAGATTAAGGATGCAGTGGCGAAAGCTGCAAAGGATGACAATGATAATATGCAAATGTCATCTCATGTTGTTCTTAAAAATAATGAGATTGTAGGTGGATGGCAAATTGCACAGATGCCCTTGCTTTTAGCTTGGCATCATACAAAAAAAGTAAGCGCAAAAGACAGTATGATTATTAACTCTACTGTTGAATCCATGATGTCAAGCGCAGGTGTAAATCAATACTTCATGGCTTGCAACAATCATAGTCCATTTATGGGTCACATGGAAAAATTCGGATTTGATCCTATTTGGCCAACAAACATTTTTTACAAACAATTATAGGAGAAGATTATGTGTAGTTCAGATACAAGTATAAATTATCCAGCACAACCATCTTATGGTGAGGGTATGCGTGAAGCACTCGAAGCACAAGTTGCATTACTAACAGGTGGTAAAGTTGGGGAGGCAGATTTTAGAGGAGTTGGTTCACTTGAAGATTTGCTTCCACTCGAACAATCCATCCGTGAGAAAACTGCACAAGCAGACACAGATATTCTTAGGCAGACTTTGCTGGGTGGTGGTAGTAAAGAAACATATGCACCAGACGGTAAGGTCATTGTTGGTTACGAAGATGCTCCAGACTCAAGCGGTGGATACAAAATTGTTGATACAAGTACAGGAAGTAGGGCGCGATCAGAAGGAGAACCTATGGGTCGTGGTGTTAGTTATGGTTGGGGTATAAGAGTCATAGATACTAAGACAGGTAATGTTGTTCACGAAGAGAATGGTGAGTTCAACCATGAACCTGCATCATCTTATCCTAATGAACAGGTAGATAGTAAGGGGAACATTTATGTAAATTCTGGAATTGACATAGCCCATATGGAGAGGATCAAGAAAGATGTCACACAGAAATCACTAGAGAAAAAAGATTTATTTAGTCCCGAACAAATTAGCACATATTTCAATGCGGACTATCCAGACTCCTTGATTTTAACTACAGGTGGAGGCGTTGAAGAATCAAAACCAATATTTAAAAAGAATCCAGATGGCACAGACTTTGTGGCAGAACCTGGCACTTTTGAACCTGGTGAAGTAATCCGCGCAGGTGACGGCATGCTAGATATCTTAGGTGACAAGCGTGCAATACAAGAATTTGAAACACGCACTGCAACAGAAGCAGATGTTGCTGCTGGACTAGCAGATGAAGTGGGTGAGCAATTTGTCGCACAAAAAGACAGTGCAAGACAAGCTGGATTTGATGAGAGTGGTAACTTCTTAGGCTTATCTGCATTTGGAGAAGACATCCAACGTGCAAACCTATCACGCCAACGAGAAGCAGACCTGCAAGATGTATCCCGTTTATCTCCGCTATTCACAGACATCATGGAGGACTATAAACCAGGTACACAGGAAGCACTTGGTGATGCACGTACAATCCTTGCAGAACAAGCAGATGCACTCACAGGTGCAGGTGCAATAACTGTACCATCAGGTTCAACATATGGTGGTGACCTTGGTAGACAAAGCCTTACATCAGCAACCTCCTACGATCCATCAGCAGGTGTAACAGGTGGTACATATACAGGTGAGCTAGGTGCAGGTGATGACGCACTTCGTGGCGCACTCCTAGCAGATGCCAAGCAAGCACTTGGACAAGGACTTACAGATCGTGAGCAAAGACAAATTGCAGA